CTGTCTACCGCATTTCGTAATGGCAAACGCCCCCTACGGGTGATACCGTAGGGGGCACTGCTCATAGGAGTATTTTGTATGCCTAATACTAAGGCGGTTGGCGTTGCATTTGCCGACCCTGAGTTTGAAAGCGTCACTGTTACAGGTGGTGTGTTTTCTGGCCCGTCTTCTTCTCCGGTTGCGCAGTCCTCGGCGGGCAGCGTCAACCAGTTCTATGTCACGGCTTCGCACGCCTCTGGCGATGTTCGCGGGATTTACTCCCGTGTGAACTTCACAGGGGCTGGCGCTGGTGAGACGCTGCGTGCGTTCTCAACGGTGGCTGCGGCACAGGGCGCAGGACAGACGACCAATGGCGCCCACATCAGCTTGTCGGTCAACTCGGGTGGTTCGATTTCGGGTGCGGCTAACGCGATCCGTGCGACCCTCGGTGTGGCCTCGGGTGTAACCCCTGGTGGTACGCTTGCGTCTTTGAACGTGGATTCGGACTTCCCAAGCAGCGTTTCGCTGCCGGGGTCTGCTGCGTTCATTCGCGCATCGAACAGCAACTCGGGCACGGTGACAAACCTTCTCAACCTTCCCGCCGCAATGGTCGCTGTTCTGGGTGGCACTTCTGCCACGCCGAACCGCAAGATTGCGTGCGTGACGGATGCAGGCACGACGTTTTATCTGATGGCTGTGGTGTAAATGCAAATCACCAAAGAGTTTTTGTTGATTGAGATTGATTCCTTGGAACAGGAGATTGGCAAGTCACAGACTTACATCTCTCAATGTCAAGCGGTAATCTCAGCCTACAAGATGTTGGTGAACCGTATTGAAGCTCCAGAAATCGGAGAAGCGTTAGAGGTAAAATCGGAATGAACATATATCTTCGCCACCCGGTTCACGGACTGAAAATCGCCATCTCGGATGTAGAGGCGGCTATGGACTACGAGCACGGTTGGGAGGAGTATGATCCTTTGGAACCGGCGGCGCGGCAGGATGAACCTGCTGCGTCGCCGGAACCTGTTGCGGCCAGTAACGAGTTAAGGGCGCGGCGCAAGAGGAAAGAGTAAGTTATGGCAACCGCAGGCGATCAGATTAACGGAGCTTTGCGTCTGCTCGGTATCCTGGCTGAAGGCGAGACGCCTTCGGCTGCGATGGCCCAAGACGCCCTGTCGGCGTTTGACCAAATGGTCGATAGCTGGAACACCGAGCGTCTCGCCGTGTTCTGTACGCAAGACCAGACCTATTTCTGGCCCGCTGGGGAGCGTATTCAGACGCTTGGCCCGACGGGCGATTTCGTGTACGTCATCGGCACTCAAAGCGAAGTGCCGATTACCACGCAAGACGATGACTACATTTCCGTCGAAGACGGGAACAATGTGGCGCAGCGTCCGATTTTGCTTGATGACTCGACCTTTTTCCGTGACCCGTCCACAAACGTGTCGTACGGCATCAAGTTTATCAACCAGCTGCAATACAACAACATTGCAGTCAAGACCGTGCAGAGCACCTATCCGCAGGTGATGTTCGTCAACAATACGTTTCCGAACATTTCTATGTCGGTCTATCCGGTGCCAAATCGGATGTTGGAGTTCCACTTCATTTCGGTGCAGCGGCTGTTGGACCCTGTGTCTCTTAGCACCGAAATCCTCATGCCGCCTGGGTACCTTCGGGCGTTTCGGTATAACTTGGCGTTGGAGTTGGCACCGGAGTTTGGCGTTGAGCCGGCACCGGACGTGCGCCGCGTTGCGATGTACAGCAAGCGTAACCTCAAGCGCATCAACAACCCCAACAACGTTATGGCGATGCCGTACAGCATCATCGCCCGTCGCAATCGGTACAACATCTACGCCGGTAACTTTTAATGAAGACGCCGATCCTGGGCTCGTCTTACGTTGCGCGCAGCGTAAACGCCGCCGATGCTCGGATGGTAAACCTCTACCCCGAGGTCATCCCCGAGGCCGGCAAAGAGCCTGCGTACCTTCAGCGGTGCCCCGGCTTGCGGCAGTACATGGAGGTGGGCTCTGGCCCCATCCGTGCGTTGTATCCTTTGGGAGACAGCCTGTACGTCGCCTCGGGCAGCGAGTTCTACAAGGTTGACGGTAACTTAAATGTTACCAAGCTCGGCGACATTACGGGCACCGGCCCGGTGTCGATGGCGGACAACGGTATTCAAATTTTTGTAGCGTGTAACCCTGATGGATACATCTACAACAGCAATACCAACGTCTTCCAAAAGATCACCGACCCTGACTTCCCCGGCGCGGTGACGGTTGGCTACTTAGACGGCTATTTCGTCTTCAACGAACCGAACAGCCAGCGCATCTGGGTGACGGCGCTGCTCGATGGTCTTTCCATCGACCCGCTTGACTTTGCAAGCGCCGAGGGCTCACCGGACGGTTTGGTGTCGATCATTATCGACCACCGCGAGGCGTGGCTATTTGGCACGAACTCGGTTGAGGTTTGGTACAACTCGGGCGATCCTGACTTTCCGCTGACGCGCATCCAAGGCGCCTACAACGAGATCGGTTGTATCGCGCCGTACTCGGTTGCCAAGCTCGACAATAGTGTGTTTTGGCTCGGCGCTGACGCTCGCGGTCAAGGCGTCGTCTACCGCGCTCAAGGCTACCAAGGCGTGCGCGTTTCGACCCATGCGGTCGAGTTCGCCATCCAAAACTACACTGATTTGTCTGACGCCATCGCGTATACGTATCAGCAAGACGGCCACGCGTTCTACGTGCTGATTTTCCCGACGGCCAACACCACTTGGGTGTATGACGCCGCGACCGGCGCTTGGCATGAACGCGCAGCGTTTGAGAAAGGTCAATTCCGTCGCCATCGATCAAACTGTCATGCCCGTTTTAAGGGCAAGCCGATTTTGGGAGATTTCCAAGATGGCCGTCTCTACGAGTTTGACCTGCGGTATTTCCGCGATGACACGCAGTTGCAGAAATGGCTGCGGACATGGCGCGCGCTGCCGACCGGCCAGAACAACCTAACCCGTACCATCCACCACCAGTTGCAGCTTGACTGCCAGACGGGCGTGGGCGGGCTATACGACGACCCCGGCTTCCTTGAGCAACAAGCGCCTGGGTACATCTTGCAGCAAGACCTTGGCAACATCGTTGTCGAGGGCGAGCCGGAGAACAGCGTCGTTAATCCGCAGGTCATGCTGCGCTGGTCGGACGATGGCGGGCACACTTGGAGCTACGAGCGGTGGGAGTCGCTTGGGCCGATTGGCGCAACGCAGACCCGTGTTATCTGGCGTCGGCTTGGCGCAACCCTCAAGTCGCGCGATCGCGTGTACGAAGTATCTGCCGCCGACCCTATGGTGACGGCAATCATGGGCGCTGAACTCAGGATAGCCGGAACCAATGCCTAACATCACTAACATCCCGGCGCCTCGCGTACCGTTCATTGACGAGCGGACGGGCCTTATTTCGCGTGAATGGTTTAGGTTTCTAAACAACCAGTTCACGCTGACAGGCGCAGGCACGACGCAGATTACGACGGCTGACCTTGAGTTGACCCCGGCATTGGCGGCTACGGTAGAAGACACCGTGCCGGTGCTGGAGTCGGAGATACAGGCGCTTAAACTGATGCCCCGCTATCCCGAACCCAACGTGGTAAATTTTGGGTCGTTTTTTTCAACCCAGACTCAAGCGGCGACCGTTATCAATACGGCTAAAGCCATTACTTACAACAACGCCGACACGGCCTACGGCGTTTACCGCGACCCGGCAGATAACAGCAAGATTAAGGTGTCTCGCCCCGCTATTTACAACGTCCAGTTTTCCATTCAGGTGGACAAGACTTCAGGCGGTACCGGCCACTTTTACATTTGGGCCGCTATTAACGGCACGGCGGTTGCTAATTCTGGGTCGGTAATTCGAGTTCAGGGCAACAACGCCGAAATCTTCTCGGCTGCAAACTTTTTCTTGCCGCTATCCAACGGCGACTATTTTCAGCTATATTTTTCCGTTGACGATCTTAGCGTGCAGTTGGAGCACTTTGCTGCTTCGGCCCCTGTGCCGGCTATTCCATCCATCATATTGACCGTTATGCAGGTGTACGTATGAGCGTATTTCTTTCTCCTTTTGCCGGTGTCGGGGCACAGTTTTTCGACAACAACGGCAATATCCTGTCGGGCGGCAAGCTCTACACGTATGCAGCGGGCACCACGACCCCGCAGGCGACCTATACGTCGTCTTCTGGAGCTGCCCCTAATACCAACCCCATCGTCCTTAACGCCGCCGGTAGGACCGCTAATGCGGTCTGGCTGACGCAGGGTGCGTCATACAAGTTCGTTCTTCAGACCTCGGCGAACGTCACGATCGGCACGTACGACGACGTGTCGGGTGTTAACGACTTCAGCGTGCAGGGCATTGAGTGGGCGGACATCGCCGGTACGCCCGACACGCTGTCGGGTTACGGCATCACGGACGCCTACACCAAAACGGCCTCGGACGCCAAGTTTGCGCCGATTGCCAGCCCGACGTTTACGGGCACGGTTCTCATTCCCGATAACGCGCCGTCTAACACAAACTATGAGGCAGGCTATCGAGATGCGCCGCAGAACAGCAAAACGACGGGTTATACGCTGATTGCATCGGATGCTGGTAAGTCAATTTTGATGAACGGCACCAGCGTTACGCTCACAATCCCGGCTAACTCGTCAGTTCCGTTCCCGGTCGGCACGGTCATAATTTTTATTAATGTCAACGCGACTAACCTTTCAATTGCTATTACCTCAGACACGTTGACGTTGGCTAACAGCACGACGACCGGCACCCGAACGCTTGCCCGTAATGGCGTAGCAACTTGTATTAAGATTGCCGGTACGTCTTGGC